AAAAAGAAACAATTTTTATACCAATATTCATCTTAATCAGGCTTATAGCCTGTTCTTCTAAGCTTTTAAAGATGTGAAACTTATCCCTTTCTTATCAACGAATATTATTCTCCATAAACACCCCCCATCTTTCAAAATAAAGCCCCTCAACACGAATGTTAAGGGGCTTTTATTATTTATGCAAGATCGTCAAGATCATCATCATCATCATCATCATCAAACTCTTCTTCTTCCACAGTGGATTTAGACGTTTTTTTACTATTGGTGGGTGTACCTTTTTCTTTCTCGGCTGCCCGCTTAAGATGATACTCTTTGAGAGCGTCCATAGCCTTTTGAGAAACAGGACGAACTGGTTTGGACGCTTTATACGCTTCCAACAGTTCTTCCTTGTTCTCCAGAACCCATTCAGCAATTTTGGCAGAACCACCAGAAATAGCAGTGATGGAATTCACAGCCAACTCGTATTGTTCTTCACTTGTCATCCGTTTGACGGATGGCCAGCGAAAGCTTTCAGCAATAGCTTCAGCATTTTCCACCAGAAATTTTGTCTTATTATTATTAAGCTCCTCTTTAACCGTTTCCAAGGCTTTGATTAATTGATTCTTTTCCGTTTTCTTAACCCGGTTCGGAGTACCAGCATTAAAAATCTTCTTAATCACCTCTTCATTATCAAGAAGAAACGCTACCACTTTGGAATTTTTTGTAAGCGCTTTTAAGGCCTTCTCAACTTTCGGACGATTAAGATATTCCAGAGCATCTGCCTTAGATTCGAAAACTTTGCCGTCGGGGGTGGTAAATGCTTGTTTGATTTCTTCCATTTTAAATCTCCTTTTGAGGTTTTGAGTCGATATGACTCAGATCTTTTAGATATAACTGTTCAAATTTGTGCTTTTATTAACAGGCTCTATTGTTTTGTAGATAGGTCATAGACACTCTCATTGTGGAAGAGATATACCGGAATGATACTCCAGAAAAAATCTTCTAACAGACAGCTGATGGCGAAGACAGTACCATGGAAATTTTAATCTATTACCAGATATGTTACCAATTTTTCTCATCTACGTCCTCAGTGTGAATATCATAAACACCCTTCTCAAATACATCATCGATAATATCTGTCATGACGTCTTTATCTAAAGTACCTTTAATTAATGATATACGATCTAAGAACCGCTTTACAAATAAAGTGTCAACGCCCATTAACTGTTCTTTCAACTGAACCCGATTGTTGTAGTCGATAAAAGAGGCCTGAATCATAATTTTTAGCATTTGTCCGGCATTGATGTTCCATCCTCGTTTAATAAATTTTCGTGTTCTGAAGATAGAGGTTAGAGGATAGTAAGAGCCTTGATAGTATAATTGTTTTGAAAGAAGACTTTCTAGAGCGTGAGAGTTCAGCAGCAATTCGTCAGCAGCATATTTATAACAGTTACAAGCATGGATAAAGTCAAAATTTTTAAAAATTTCATCTGTGGAACCAACAAAACGAAAAATCAACTGTGTATTATTGGTTAATGTGATGCTGTTATTGGTAACAACTTTCGGCTGATACTTCTTACCTTTTTCAGGAGATAAGAATAGAAAACCGTTTACATCAGTTAGAAGTCGCTGTTCATCAATACCATAAATGTTAGGAACTACCTCCTCCCTTACAGATAAGTCTGTATCCTTTAAATAGTAGTTAATAATTGTTTTGGCATCGTGTACATTAGTGAAATAGAGATCATAATCATTGACAGTCTCTCCCAACAACATAGAAGCGATAGAACCGCCCATAATCATGACAGATTGACTAATAGCGTTTTTGACTTTCATATCATCTACCGATTCTATTAAATCAAAAACAACACTACGTAACTTCTTCTTAATGAAGATTCTTGGAATACCCATTATAATTCCTCTAGTTTGTTAGTGGTTTCTTTGTCTTGTCTTCTCTCAATAAATGTCGGTAATGTTAAAGAGGCGTATTTACTGTTCTTATTATCAACCACCTTTTCATAATTTATAGTGATAATATGCCCAAACCAATTTTTACCAAAGTTATCAGAAATTTCCTTTCGTTCTTCATCAGTAAACCCTGACACATTTACCTTTACTTTCTCATCATCTGACATGCAACACATGGAACCAAACGTGTCTTCGTTTTTTCCGGTACCTCTGTTCAAACCTACACAACGAAGATCAGCCTCCTTCATTGGTTTCATTTTGATTTGATCTTGAGAGGTGCCATTTTTCCACAATGCGTCAAATTTTTTCAGTATCAGTCCTTCACCACCTTTTGATATTATGCTATCACAAAACCTCTTAATGGTTTCCAGGTCGTACAATACCTTAGTCTTAACTAAATTAAATGGAGTTGTTATTGAATTTTTTAACTCTTTTACGCGGACCTTATAAGGAGGACACTTAGCATCACCTGTAATAACCTCTATTGGAACCTTATCCCATAGATAGAACTCAGGTCTCTGACTATTTTTGAATGTTCCTCCATTGAGTATGTGGTTGGCAATACCATTGCTTGTTTTTCGATCCAATGGAGCACCATCTTGAAAAATGATCATCTCTCCATGATACTGGTATCCCTTTTCCAACAGGTCAAAGTCAATCATCTGAAAAGCATGGATATCAAACAACTGTCCTGTTCTGGATGTTAGAATGGTTTGATCATTAATGGCAGTAATGTTCATAAACATACCATCCATCTTTTCTTGAGCTATGACTCCTTCAGACCAATTCCAATCAGGATTAAAGGGAGCACATCTCATGAATCCAACAGTTTTGATGAAATTTGGTTTAACTTTGTTTATAGTCTTAATACCTATGCCATAAATGAGTTTTTTGTTCAAGATTCTAATGAACAGTTTTTGAGAGGACTCATTAAAGGTCTTGAGTAAACTCTCGACTCTGTCTAAGGCTTTGTTACCGGTTAGTTTGCGTTCAGCTAGAGCATCTAACACTTCAAAAGCTTTACGACCTATTTCTTTGGAACCTGTGTTCAAATTCATAAAGCGAGAAGTGTCTTTTATGTTAAATGTTTTCAACGGCTCATAAGCGTACTTTACACAGTATTGGAACAGTTTTGATTCAAATAACATATATAAAAAGTCTTCTTGTATTGACTTTTCTCCCACAGTATCTAGGGTTTCTATTAGTTCCAGGATTTCTTCACTAGTCATCACGCCACCTCATCGTCCATGGCATCCATAAGCTCATCGATATCAATGTTCTTGTTTTCAGTAGAAATGACTGCTTTCAACCATTGACCTAAGGCAATTCCTGCATCTTCCGGTTTATTTTCTCGTATGAAAATCACCACGTCATTTAACATATCCATTTTTATCTCCTTTCAAAGTCTGATTTTAGTCCAGTCTACATATGGCATAGACGTTCCTTCAGGATACACTAAGGGACAACCATACGCAGCATCATCAATATATACGTGAGCATGAATCTTCTTGCTGGCTGACCAGTGTTTCTGTCTAGGATTATCGTTGATACCCCATAAAGAAATTTCGTGTCTGTTCAAGTAATCCAGAGCTTCCACAAGAGACGGCCCATTTCTGAGAGTGTATAAGATTAGCAAGTGTCCATCTGAAAGGAGCTTCTTCAGTCCTTCAATAGCACCCGGCACGGGTTCGCCTATTTCAGGCCATTTTTGTTTACAGATTGTCCCGTCAAAGTCAACAGCAATGATCATATTCTTCCTTTCAGTATGACAGGTCTATAACACTTTTAGAAATTTCTTCAAGTACGTAATAATTACCTGTGGCTTCTTCAAACCCAACAATAATAGTGAGATCCTCTGATGTAAATCGCCGAATTTTTAAAATCTTTCCCACCATATCTTCCCAACAAATACGTATTATTTTCATACTATCTTTCCTCAATATCCCAAATTTTCTTTTGAATCTTCCCCACATAATTATAATTAGGACGATAACCCAGCGCTTCCTTGCTGCTATTCACTCTATTATCAGTCTTCAGAATTTCCTCGGCAGTTAGATTAAATAGCGTCATCGTTATTAACATGGCTCTCATCTTGCAATAACCTTTACACATTAAATTTCTTAAATATGTCTCATAGTTGTGCATACTACCTCCTGTAAGGTTAGAGTGCTCCTATGGTAGCGAGCACTTATGAATTGTAATTAACGAATTGGACAGTGTCCCGCTTCACACTCCTCACCACCTTCAAACTGTACTTCTGTGGTAATCTCATGAATAGGTGTGGTGGAAGCTACTAAAGCGTCGAACTCTTCTTTGCTTATGGCTTCGTAGGGTTGTTGATCGAAACCGTTCTCCTGTCTTAATAAGAAGGATAAACTTTTAAATGAGCGAAGGTAATTTTCTTCCAAATATTTACGGATATTTGACACCTCACTCGCTTCATAGTATACTGTGCAAGACACCGAATTATCTGACCAAATTGTTTGTATCAATCTAATAAATTCCAATTGATCGATAGCAGACATACTTTCAGCCAGAATCGTACCGTCTGAGTAAGAATAAGGAAAGCTTATAATAAGACTTCCTCGATCCAAACTACCATCGAAATTACGCTTATATTCCATAAGGTAGCCTGCTTTTCGACATATTTCAACTAGAGGGTGTTCTGTGGCAATAGTGATGCGTCTAATCATATACTTAGCAAAAGCGGGATGAATTCCCGGAGTTACTCCTGGCAACAGTGAGAGGGTGCCTGATGGTTTGGTGGTGGTCAATTTAATACTTGTCGGCATACCATATACATCAGAATACTTTTCATCATATTCCCTCAAGAATTCGTAAGCGTCAGGCAGCCAGCTTAGTTGTTCTTTTGTAGATTGCGCCAATCCTGTAAGACCAAGACCCATTCTCATATTTCTGTGAACAGCTTCTTGAGTCTCAGGATGGTGAGAAGGGAGCATGAGAGAGTGTTTAATTAACCGATAATTCAAGGTTAAAACATCCTTGAACTCATCATCACTTTTAATATTCGGTAAAAAAATTTCTCCCAAAGCACAGGTCTCATAGTTTTCAAGCGTCTGTTCAGCACACATTTTGTTACACTTTTCAGTGGATTGCTCTTTCAAACAATCTCTATATGTTACCATATAGTTCAGACTATATCATCATCCACATAACTGTGGAGGCTACCGTCCGACTTTGTACTGAAATGATGGAAGAATGAAAGGGGATACAATTTCCTCAAATAGACATGAATGAAATGTTGGAATGACTAGATCATATTTAAGTCCTTTCTTACGAATATTTGTTTCCATGTTGAATACCTTTTTTATACAGGTTTTTATCAACATCAAATCTCCATAAGAAAGATTGTTCAAATGTAGACGGTATGTAGAACAAGCGTTAACTCGTCGTTTATCCATAGTTCTACTACCGCTAGTCATCAGCATTATGGCCAGCATTTCTTCATCCATTAAAGTTAACATGTGAGGATCTACAACTTTTCGTCCTTCAATATAAATTCTATTTCGTATTTTTGTAAATACTGGATGTGAATATGACTGAAGACGTGTTTGTTGTTTATGCTTGTAATCTTCCTTATCATTAATAGCAGACATAGTTTTTTTATAGCCTACAGGTACTTCTTCCAGCGCTGTAATAACTTTGTCTATATAGTCTTCATTATCTTGTAACATTTTGACTATTAAACTTGCATTTGTTTTGTTTGATTGCTTAATTAAACAACCATCAAACATTGCAAAAGCATACAGGCGTTTTTTCAGATCTTTAGTCATAGTCGTTGCATCTCCCATAGCGGGTTGACACAGGATTATCCCAGTGGGACTTCCCCTGTTATTAAGTAGCTTTTCAAGCGAGATTACTCTCTCAAGCCCCTATGCAATAAGGGTTCACTCCCATTACATCAGGATCTTTATATTCATCATCCCCCAGGCGTCCCATTTCACGAGAAAGCTCTAAATTTACAAGACCATATGGTTCTGAATTGCCTTTGTAGCCTTCCCAGAAATAATCATGTAATTCACTGATTTCATTGCAGACAACACTGTTATTACTCATAGCTCTCCATTTTGGGATGTTTCCCATGTCCCAACGTTTTGCCAAGAGATATTCTACATCATCGGGGTCACCTAGAGCAATCTGAGCACTTCTACGAACATTTCCTGCAACGATAATAAAGCCTATTATATTCATTATATCTAGAGCATCAATCGGTTTGATCTTCTTTCCTTTACGTCTCACCAGTAATTTACTTATTTCATTGATTCCCCATATTAGATCCTGATCACCTGAAGCTGTTCCTCCAAACCCTTTAATAGGCTCTCCTTTTTGACGAACCAATTGAGTACTATACGTGAAGCTGCCTTTATCTTTTGAATGACTGAGGAAAGCGGCTTTCAGGGTTTTACCCAAAAGTCTTACCCAACCTTCCCTAGAATCTGGTACGATAAAATCCGCTCCGGCATTATTTATTCTTTTTGGAGGTTCAAACCAATTTTTCACTTTTGGAATCTGTTCAATGAACTCTCTTTGTATGTTGTATCCTACACCTGAACCTAGAGCTAACATATCCATTGCCCAGGTAAAAGGTCTTATAGGATGATCTACCACACAAAAAGCACAGTTTTGGAGGCTGGCAAGACCAAATCTATCTACTACAGGAGTTCCAGCCTGCCATAGATATCGACCAGCAGGCATTCCTTTAAATTGTAACATATATCCAGCCAGTCTTTTCTCTTCATCTCTAGTAAAATTACAGCCAAACTGTTCTTTGGCCGCGTTAATCATTCTAAGAACTGTATCAGGATACTCTTCAGTAACCTCCCCCATACGTCGAGAATAAGTTCTTTTGTACACCAAATATCCTATAGTACTCCAGGGAATTTTGATATTTGGTAAATCGTCCTTACGCATTATAACTCCAATTCAAAGTCGTCACTATTATAGCGACGAGAAAGGCGTCCTGTCTTTTCATCATAGTATGAAGCGTCCACATTACCGGTCATACCTGTATAGCGACTTTTAAGCACTCGCATTTTGATAGTATTTCGAACGTCGATTTCATCTGCCACCATGTTTCTGGCAAAACCAATTACATCAAACGCAATCTGCTTAATAGATCCACTTCCTTTTATATCGTCTAGAGAGGGAATCACCCCTTCTTCAAAAGCTTTCTTACCGGCTATTGTTTTACGTAGGTGTGATACAAGGCCTATCCACACAGGATAACGTTTAACTAGACGAAGTAAGTCATTCATTATTTTATCTTGAGCTTCATTTCCTGTTAAATGCTCTGCGCCTTCGGATACAAGAATTGTGATATGATCAATGATGATTGTTTTACAGCCCACCAAACACATGTATTCCAGCTGTTCCAGTAGAGACTCTTCACCAAGACTTCCTTGATGATCCAATAGTAAGATGTTTTCTTCTGAGAACAGTGCATCAAAACCCTTTCTGAGAGTTTCCAGAGGAATTTCCTCGTCGCTGGTATTCTTATTTAAATACATTCCTGCTAGCTTTCTAGCTGTTTCTTCAGGAGACTCCTCCAAAGAAATAATTCCTACTTTTTCCTTTTGTAGCAACAGTGCGTCGAGAACTATTTCTCGCATTATTGTACTTTTACCACTATTATGAGTTATCACAAAGTTTCCAAGGACAAAACGACCATTACCATCAACCTCAAAGCCATAATATTCCGCTTCTGGAAGGGCTTCTATGGTAAAAGAATATTTGTGGGAGTCCCTCTTTTGTAATCCAGTTTCAGCTTTTTTATAAGACAGCACTACAGGAATGTCTTCCAACGAATCACCATTTATTAACAGTTTATAGCGATTGCCAACCTTTTTATTTACTTGTTTACTAAATTTTGTTGAAAATCCTAAAGATTCTGACAATCTCTTCACTTGAAGAAGCAATCCTAACTCTTTTTGTAAAAATTTAAAACCTTTAGTCTTACTACAATAATAGCCATTAGTATCAATAAGACCAGCTAGTAACTGTAGACGACATTCTATGTTTGATGTTAGATACGTCTCAGGAATATGCTTATTAGTTAGTTGTAAATTGTTGAGCAATTTATCTTTACTATTGTAGACCAATGATACGTTTTTCTCCCATACATGTCCTTTTTCATTAAGTCTGTTTACAATTGCAACATTGTCATCATGGTAATAGCTTTCCGAACTAGCTCCCAACAGTGTCCCCAATGTATAAGGATCTATTGGAAGAGGAGTCTTGTTATGGAATTCCAGTCTAGCACTTTTTATGGCCTTTGTCAAGTGCTTTCTTTTTAATGACCACTTTTCATAAGTTTCCAGTCCTATATCCATCACTTGACCCGTCGTAAGTCCCCATCGACCAGTTTCGGCATTATTTACCAGAGACATGATGTGAGATTTGTTACATTCAAAGGATGTGCCATCTTTCAGAATCACCCTTCTCATTTCCTCACGACCACGAAATAATGTCTTTACTTTACGGCAGGTGTTGTCATCACCCATGACGAGATCATTCACAGAGACGTCTTGTACCTTCTTAATACTTCCATTATACATCAAAATTTCTGTGTTCTTGGCAAAACATCCTGTACCACTTA